CACCATCCACATTCCGCGTCCGGTTCGAGGCTCTGCTTCTGCCAAGGTCGCTGCGAATGCGGTTACGCTCATTGCAGGTTCTGACTCTGTATTTGACTTGACTATCGATCAACACTTCGAGTATTCTCGACTTATTGAAGATATCGTGTCTGTACAGGCTCTTGACTCTCTCCGAGCATTCTACACAGATGACGCTGGCTATGCACTGGCTATCAATCTGGACGTAGCACTCCACGCCCAAGCAGCTACTTTCGCTGGTTCCGACGACGCAGCCCCTACGGTTGCTGGTACGGCCTACTCGAAGGCAGTAATTGGTGGTGACGGTGCAACTGTATGGGACCCGACTGCCAATGCTAACACTGGTAACGGTACGGTTCTTACGGACGCTGGTATCCGACGAGCAATTCAGTCACTTGATGACCGAGATGTGCCGTCGCGTATGCGAGCAATCGTAGTTCCGCCCATCGAGAAACGTAACCTTACGGGTATCCCACGTTTCACGGAACAAGCATTTGTTGGTGAGGTTGCTGCTGGCAACACCATCCGTAACGGCTTGATCGGTGATCTCTACGGTATCCCGGTTTTCGTCTCTACGCAGTGCGCAGTAATTCTGGCTGCTGATGCTACCACAGAGTACCGTGGTGTTGTCTTCATCCAGAAAGAAGCGGTTCTTATGGCTGAGCAGATCAGTCCGCGAACGCAGACTCAATACAAGCAAGAGTTCTTGGCCGATCTTATGACGGCTGACTTCTTGTACGGATTGGGAACAATGCGACCGGAAGCTGGTACTGTTCTAGTTGTTCCGAACAGCTAATCGGTAAGGGGCCCCTCTCTTTGAGGGGTCCCATTCCTTTGGGATAAACATTGGCTAAACGCAGACATAGATTGATTAACCAAGGTGGGGGCTCCGGTGGCGGAGCTGTAGCATCTGTGTTTGGCAGGACTGGAGCTGTATTAGCTTTACAGTCCGACTATGATTCTTTCTTTCTCACACAAGCTGAGGGAGATGCTTTATACGCAGAAATAGTACACACGCATGCAGGTTTAGATTTAAACTCTGGAGATTGTATCACATGGAACGACAGCTTTTCATCACCTGTTGACTTACTATGTTTTGAGCCCAGTGTAGTTGTTACTGATCCTGACTTTGCATCTGTAGTATTTCTAACATCTTTAGATGGATCGGATGGAGCTACGACAGCATTAGATAAATCCAATAATGCACATGTAATGACGTTTATAGATAATGCTCAACTGTCTACTACTCTTCCTAAGTTTGGTTCAGCCTCCGCAGTTTTCGATGGAGCGGGAGATTGGATACAGCTACCTGATGACCCGTCCTTTGGGTTCGGGCCCAATCCATTCACTATTGAGTGTTTTGTAAAGTTTAATGGAGACCCTAAAGGTCTAGGCTTTAACCAGATCATGTTGTCTAAGTGGGATTCATTATTGAATAACCAAGGATGGGTGTTCTGGTTCTCAGATACTTCTGGAGATACCTTAAACTTTAACTGGTCTACGAACGGATCAAATAACTTTGGCGTTAGCGGTGCATGGTCTCCAGCAGGAGATACTTGGTATCATGTAGCAGTTGTCACTACTCTTACTAATATCATGCTTTACATAGACGGTGTACAAGTACTTAATAGTGTGACATCCGTATCATTCTCTAATCCTCCGGTAGATTTCAGGATTGGAAACATTGGTACTCTGGCAGCACCTGCTCCTTTGCTAGGAAACATTGATGAAGTTCGTATAACATCTCTAGCAAGATACACAGCAGCCTTTACTCCGCCTAGCGAGCCCTTTCCTGTAGCTACTACTGTTGGTCCTGAGATATTCACATCTGGTAACTCTGGGTTTGGTACTATAATAGAGGGTAGTCTAGTACAGGCTAATAATATCACTACAGGGGCGGGTCTAGAACGAGTACTAACAGTAAGTGATGCTTTAACAGCACAGACCTACAGTACAGGGACATTCAGCACAGACAGAGCCCTATCTAATTCCGCGACTGCTACACTACAAGAAGTGGCAGACGTATTATCAACTCTCATAGAAGACTTACGCTCTACTGAGATTCTAGATTAAGGATAACTAATGGCAACACAGTTAGTAATAGTAAACGATATACTTAGGCAACTACGTGAGACTGAGGTCTCTACAGTTCCCGCCTCTAGTTACTCTAAACTAATAGCACAATTCGTTAACCAAGCTAAGGACGACATGGAAGACATGTGGTTCTGGACAGCTAACGAACAGACAATCGACATCCCTATACTGGCTGATGGCACAAGAGAGTATGACCTTGCTAGTACTACTGATCGCAGCTTCTTGCAGCGCAGGTGGCACGATAAGGCTCCTATGGCATTTGATGTAACCTCTTCTACGGAACAGGCACACCTACAAGACATGCCACTCAGGGACCTCAACGACTGGAGGAACTCACAGAGCCAGTTCATTGACGACATCTCAGTACCTCGTCGATTCGCTATTGAGCCCGCTGCTGACGGCAGAGGCTACGGCATCGTACTGGACAGAGGAGCAACCACAGCACGTACATGGCGCACCTACTGGTACATACCTCAAGTAGAGCTTGAGTTAGATGGTACTGACGACAATATTAACATTATACTTCCTAAGCGTCCTATTATGCTTAAGGCTCTGTTCTACGCGCTCAATGAGCGTGGTGAGGAGATTGGAGAGCCCGGACAGATAGCCGAGGTTCGTGCCCATACAGCAGCAGCAGCAGCTATGGAGATAGATATGCAGGTTAATAAGGTCTCTGATAGTCGAGACATGACTAACCTTGAACACCTACGTAATGGAATAAACGGGAATATCTGGTAATGCCAACCCAACGCCAACATGGCGGCGCACAACTTGTTCCAATTAACCTTACGAGTCCAGCATTCTTTGGCCTCAACACGGAACAGGCAGGATCTATACTAGGACCTGAGTGGGCCACTGTACTACGTAATGCAGTGTTCGACTCTAGTGGTCGTCCTTCTGCGCGTAAGGGGTGGAATACACTTACAACTGTACCAGCGGCAGGAGCCATCAAGAGGGTATTTGAGTACTGGCAAGCAGATACTACGTCTGATGTTATATTCACTACCGACAATGATATACTTAGGAATACCGGAGTACCAGTAAGTATAGCTGGCTCCTTAACCATAACTGATGGCAACATCATGTTTGGTAACTTTAACAACGACGTAGTAGCATTCGGGGTGGGCACTGGTGGAATACCAGCCATATACACAGGGACGGGCACATTCAATGACATCGTGGTTAATTCAGGAACAGCTCCAACAGGTAATATCGGCACCGCAGCGTTTGGTCGCTTGTGGATCACTGATGCCAACCGCAGTACCATACGTTATTCCGCTCTCTTGGATTCTACAAGATGGGACGCGGCAGATGGTGGCGGTGTCATTGATATGCACAACATTTGGCCCGCAGGGACAGATACTATCGTTGCTATCACAGAGTTCGGTGGCGATCTTATCATATTTGGCGAGAACACAACCGTCATCGCGACTGACGGGGCGGGTGCTTCACTCGGCATTGACCCCACTCAACTCTATGTCTCCGATACTATCCCCGGAGTTGGGGCTATCAGCCAGTTCGGAATAACTAGAGCGGCTGGAGACCTATGGGTACTGACAGAATCAGGGGTTGTAGGACTTAGGCGAGAGATTGTACAGAGGTCCACACCTACAAGTAACATATCTAAGAACGTACAGAGCTCTTTACTAGAGTTCCTACGACTAGAGCAAGATGTAAACGATGTGACGCTGGTACATTCACCAGTGGAAGACTTCGTACTAGCGATATTCCCCACTGCTAACCGCACAGTATGCTTCGACACTAGATTCTTCCTAGATGATGGTACAGCCAGAGTCACTACATGGTCCTTGCCTCTGCGCACGGCTGTGTACATTACAGACTCTCAGGACCTATACGGGGCGCTAGACGGCACCGATGGCGAGGTAATGAGGTATGCAGGTAACGATGACGCGTCATCTACCTACAGCTTTACTTACGAGAGTGGATTCCTAGACTTAGGTGAGGAAGCAGCAATATTTCTTAAGTTCGTGAAGAGACTTACGAGCTTTGTGTTCATACAAACTAATACTAACGTTACTCATACCCTAGAGTACGACTTCGGTGCTGATTCATTCTCAGACACCAGAGCTACTACTGGTAGTGCCCCCTCAGAGTACAACATATCTGAGTTCGGACCTAACGGCTCTAGAGACCCCGGAGATGGTACTCTTATAGCTGGTATAGATACCGCAGAATACTCAGGCGGAGTAGTATTAAGAGTCATCCCCGTACCTACTGGTGGGGGTGGTCAGTACATTAAGGTGGGACTCACAGTAGACACTAATAACGCAAAATTTGCACTGCAACAGATAAACCTGTTTGCACGAATCGGAAGGATGGCTAACTAAATGACTGACTACGTACGTCCCAACTCAAGTTTCTTCGGAGACAAAGATGTTCTACCAACTGGTAATGCCAGTAAGGTAATAGTAGGTGCTGAGTTCGACACTGAGTTCAACGCGATAGTAGTCGCCACTAACTCTAAGTTTGACTCCACCGATGTTAATGTTAATAACGGTATTGCAGGGCTGGACGCCACTAGCCTGTTAAGTCCTGCGGTAATACCTAATGCAACTACACTGGCTGTAGGTGGTCTGGAGACAGGCACACAGCTAGAGCATGATGCACTATCCGCTACAGATAAGATTGTTGTACCCGGAAGAATCAGCGGTTCTATAACGGCATACAATCAGCTTAACGTAGGTATATTGGATAACCTACATAATCTTGGAGACGCGGGTGTAGATGCTATTGTGTTCTGGGACGATAGCGACAACGCAATTGAGTATCTTGGGGTAGGGATTGGCCTAACCATAATTGGTAACACACTTGTATTAGACCATCTTGGGATTGAAGCACTGGTTGATCCCGGTGCAGACAGTCTGTTCTCTTGGGATGATACAGCTAATGCTGCTGCGTTCCTAGGGGTAACTAATGGACTTGAGATAAATGGTGGTAACATACAGATATTAGACAAAGCAGCTAGTGTTACTGATGCAGTAGCCATTGTGTCAGGTGACGTGACTCTTGACTTCTCTGCTCTGACAGCTATTGCTATTGCAGGGACCGCACCAGAAGACTCCTTGGTTTATAATGACAATGGTGTTCTAAAGCAAATAGATGTCAGGGATATGGGTATACGAGTAGTAGAGTTAGCTGCTGGTCAAACCTTTGATCTAGACGACTCTACAACTATGCAACTTCTGACAGGAGCCTCTGACTTTACATGGGAGATTCCTGCTAATGCTACTACTGCCTTCGGTGTAGGAACAGTTATATACCTAGGCAGCAGGGACACAGCAACCTTAACGATCTCTGGCGCAGACTCCAACGTGCGGATAACCTCTTTGCTTGGATCAGATGTGGGCCCATCAGCGGGAGACCGTACTGTAAGTCCGGGAGGCACCGCAGCACTTATCAAGGTTGACACCAATGAGTGGATGATTACTGGGGATATTGGTTAATGTTACTATCAATACTACTAGGGTCTGGTGGCGGAGGTCTTGTTACTTTATCGGGTGAGGTCATTACGGATACCTTCGCTGGAGTTGCTAGAGCTCTTATAGAAATAAGATCAAATGGTAATGTCTTTAAAGATGAAGGCGGAGTACTAGCACAAATCGACTCAGGAACTGATTGGTTAAGGCCCTCAGCATTTGCTCCAGATGATTACGAAGTTAGGTTTGTTGATGTGTCAGGTGATCCTGCTCAAGCTTCAACAGCCTCTGGTGTATGGATAGACCTTACCTCCAATTTTTCTGTAGGATACGCAACTGCTGGTGGTGGACCAGAGACTTTATCAGGAACATTTAACATAGAGATACGTAAAGGTAACTCAGGCCCGGCACTGGTGTCGGCTCTTTATGATGCAACGGCGATAGAGTTATAATGAATAAAATTACATTAGGGGTAATAGCTGCAAGTGGGGGCGCAGCGGGGTACAACTGGTTAGTAACAGCCAATGATATAGCAACTCTAGTAGTTACTATTATAGCAGGGGTTGGTGGTCTAGCTGCCGGACTCTATCAATATGAGCGATGGCGCAAGATGCGTCAGGATCGTGAGGAGCAAGAATAATGGGTGGTTTTCTTTCACTACTTAGTGGATTGGGTGGCTTATTTGGAGCTAACAATGCTCTAGGTGGGGCACAATCCGATATAAATAGACGAGCAGAGTCTGATCCGCAGAACTTCTTCGGTGCTGGTGGCTCTAGCTTACAGTTTGGACGTAATGGAGGCCAGATAACTGAGTCTTCTCAGTCAAACCAATTCCGACAAGGCGTAGGTGGCTTACTTCCGGGTTTACTGGGTGGCGGGTTCTTCAATGATCCGGGCTTCCAGCAAGCATTTGGACAGAACAATCTAGGCGGTGCTTTCGGCAACGCACAGGGACAGCTAGGACAACAGGCTCCCTCCTTCTTCAACCAAGGTGCATTCAACCAGAACTTTGGTAATGTTCAGGGTCTCGGAAACCAACTGTTCGGTCTTGCAGGTCAAGGCCCACAGGACTTCTCAGGAGGCGCTCAGGGCGCACTGTTTGGTCAGGGCTTGAGTAACTTACAGAACGCAGGTAACGTACAGGGTCTCATAGACCAGCGTCTAGCGGCCTCTAGGGCTCAGGCACAGCCGTTTGAGGACAGACTTATCAATCGTCTAGAGTCACGCCAGTTCGCACAGGGCAGACTTGGTACTACTGGTGGAGCTCAGCAGTTCGGTGAGACCATCAACAACCTTGGACTCATAGACCAACAACGTATTCAAGATGCTCAGGGGCTTGGTCTCCAAGAGCAAGGACTTCTGTCCCAGCTTGGCTTAGGTCAAGTAGGTGCGGGATCACAATTACTAGGTCAGAACCTCGGCCAGTTCAACAGCAACGTAGGTAATGCACGAGGCTTTGCTGGTCTGTTGTCAGGTCTGGAAGGTCAGGGCCTAAGTCAGATTCAAGGAGCTCAGAACCAGAACATCAGTAGAGGACAGCAACGATTACAGAACTCCCTAGGACTGTTCGGTATCGGCCAAGACTCATTCTTCCAAGGACTTGGTGGAGCAGGACAACTGCAGCAGCAACTGCTGGGACAGGATCAGTTCAACTTGCAGAGCTTCCTAGG